CTAAAACTTCCCTGGGATATATTCTACCGTTCTGATTTTTAGCCTCAGCTCGTTGGAGCACACCACGAACAACCAATTTTCCATTATTCTCCTTAATGGATTCATTGATGTATTCTGGTTTTACATCAAACGGTAAATAATCAACTAATAGTTTTTTCATACTTAGTCCTTTTCCATCATTATTTCAGTTCTGAGACTTTCCAATTGTTCTATCCATTGGTTGAGTCTTCTTATCATATAGTTTTTATCTATATCTTTTTTCTGTATCTCTACTTGCCATCTTTTGAGCAAGGTCGAAATACTAAAAAGCGTGTCCATATAGGACTTCTTTTTATCATTAAATGGCATTGTGAAATCAGTTATTTTAACTGTCCTACTTTATTAGCAAGTTTGACCAACCTTTCACTTATTTTCCCAAGAGCCTTATGTGTGTTCTTCCAATATGACCTAGAATCTACATTCAATTCATTTTTAAGACGAACATTCATCTTTACTAATTTATCCAATTCATTAAGACTATCTCTAATCTCTCTCATTGAACGACCAATTTTTTGTTTAGGTGTCATAGTCTCATCATTTCTATACTGATGATACTTCCCTTCATTTACCGATTCTTTTAAATTCTTTTTCATAAACTTTAATTGTAATTCAATGTAATCTGCAACTTCAAGAAAATCTTTTTCATTTTGTTGTCTGTGATATTTCTGTAGATTTTTTACTTCTCTAGCAATAAATGTTATGAACTTCTTAGACATATTCCAACCTCTTGGAGATACGGCTTCATTTACGGATTCTTTGACTTTCATGTATCCACCGGCTTGTGCTATTCGTTTCTTTTTCTCTTTGTCTTTCTTCCGACCACCATAGAAGGCATACGGTGTCCTCGGTGGGCCCTCTCCACCATCGAGATTACCCGTAACGGATACCTCTTCTAATTCTTTGAGTTCTTGTCTGATAAGGTGACGAATAAACTCTTTTAATTTACTTGCTTTTGTGGACACTTTTAATCTCCTTGATTAATTCGTAGTATCTCATCAAAGTTAATACTTGTTTTTCTTTAACGACCTTACCTCTTAATAGATTTTCAACTTGATTTATACTTTCATTTAATTTTATTTTTGTTATCTTGTCATTAACTCTTGATAAATGGGTGTTGAGTTCTTCTTTGATTTTTACGACCTCTTCATCAACATAATTTCTCAAAGAGTTAGTATTACTGACATTGTTAATATAGTTTTTTAACAAATTCTTCTGTGATTCATTCAATGTTTTATACTTGTTGTTGAATTTATCAACTAAAATCTCATAAGCTAGTAATCTCAAATCTTTGTCGGATTTACCGTAGTCATTCATGACTTTATCTTGGATTTCTTGTTTTGTAATTTTTTTACTTGTTATATGTTCTAACACCGTGAACTTAGACGATACCACATCATCAGGACGAAACTCCGTAGAACTTGTCTCAGACTGAAATACATTTGATATTGAAGCAAGGACTCTATAATTTGGTATTCTACCGTTAAAGAAATCAGTAACGTTATAATTTTGTTTTATTTCTTTGATTAAATTATATTTCTCTCTTCTGAGAGCAGAGTTGTTCAACTTTTGTCTGGATTTGATTACAGCTTCTAATAGTTGTGAAGCTCTATTTTCCGTGTTGTAACTTTTCTCGGATAGAATTTTATATAATTCAAATTCCTTACCTAGTTCTGTATTCTCGTTAAAATATTTTTTAACAATAGAAACCGATTTCGTGCTCTTACCAGCAAGGACATCAGCTGTAATCTGTCTAGTAAGAAGTTCAAAAAGAATGCCAGTATTCTTTATTTTCGAATGCTTTAATTTTTGAGCCATTTAATTATACTCCATATGGTATATATATATTTTGTCATAAATAAATATAAAGTTAAACAATAATTAGTCATTTGATTTATCATTACCTAAAGAACTTACCTCGTTTTTGTACTCAAGTTCAAGTTCAGACATCTCGGTAATCATTTCTTTATCATTTTTATTAAATTTCATTGATTTTTTCAAAGAATCATAGTGAGACAGTGCCAATGACCTATCGATTATAGGAGCAGATGTTGCTCCTAATTTTTTATCATGTCCTCCGAGTGGGTCTCTACCCCTAGCACCACTATCTTTTCCGTATTTATTAGGTTCCTTTGGTCTACCAGCTCCAGGTTGTCCACCACGCTCAGAACCACCCTTGTCATCTAATTCATGACCTGACCTACCCATTGCTAGGTCTGATGGTGTGCCTTGAGATTCACCAGATTTTGCTGGGTCATTACCTTCGTTTTCTATCTGTGACCTTCGGAATTTTTGTTTGTAATCAAAAGCAATTTCCTGGTCTTGTTTTTTAATCTCGTCGTCAGTAAAACCAAATATATTCTGATAAATCCAATTAGTTGATAATATTCCGTCACGAAGCATCGATTCAGCAAGTGATGTTTTCTGATTCCATAGTTCGATTTTTTCCTGTTCATAAATCGTTGATGGATTCGTAAGGTCTAGTTCAAAATTTATCAAATCAGCGTCTTGATAACCTTGAGCGTAAAGATGAACAATACCTATCTTGGTAAGCTCAGATAAAACTATTCTCTGTATTCTCTCAATAGTCCTTGCAAATCTAACATCCTCAGCTGCAAGTGTTGCTTTTGAACCTATTTGGTCTTCAAACCCTAAAAATGCCTTAGGTATTCTAAGTGCAGATAATAATTTGTTTTTCAAATACTCGATATCCTCTGTTGCCTCGTATGTAAGACCAGGTAAGGACTCTATATTAGTTCCACTATCCCCACCTCTAACTGGTAGGAAAAAGTCCTCTGTGATATTTTGCATATTATATTTTAAGTTGTAATCACCTGTTGTCTCGTCTACAACGGGTGCCTTTTTCATTTTATTAATAACTTGTTGCATGTAGTTATCAACCTCTGAGGGTGGAATATTACCTATATCTAATTTAAATATTCTTTTTTCTGGAGCCCTCATAATTCTATGAATCAACATAGCATCTTCCATTAGGGTCAGTTGTTTGTATATTTTTCTCGCACCTTCAACTTGAGATTTCCCATAAGGTAAATAATTGGAATCTGATAGTAATCTAAAATGAGCAACCTCGTAATTTTCTAATTCCAATCTTGTAGCTGATTTTTCAGCCTTATATCTATGTTCAGATGTAGATGACTCTAATAAGAATTTCACATATTCAGGATTATCTGGGTCTATGCCCTCTATTCTACTTACATCATAGACGGATAAAGGTATCACATTTGTAATACCATATTTTTCATCAATTTTAAGTTGTAGAAAGAAATCACCATACTTACACATATTACGAATCCAGGGCCAGAGATTAAATTCTATGTTTAGAATATCATAAAACAAATTGTGTAATATTTTCTTTACATTATCGTCATCTGTATTTATAGTCAGCACATCACCGTATTCTGATTTCATAGTTGACTCATCTGCATATATATCAAGTGCAGATGAAATAATTGCATCAGAATCCATCGACTCATAATCCTTAAATAGATTTAGTCGAACCGACTTTGTCATCAAGGCATCAGAGTATCCTGATAATCCAGCACCCGTGAATATCTTTTGATATCTATCAATTAGGTTACCCTTTTTATAGGACTGTGTCCTACTTGTATCGGATACTTTTAATTTTTTCCCACCAACGTTCCTAACTATCACGTTAGTTGAGAATAATCTCAGTAATCTAGATTTTAAACTTGTGTCAGCCATTATTTCCTCTTGTTATTAAATTAACCACTCTAATGATTCATCTTGTTTTCCAATTTTGAAAGTCCAAGAATCATTTTGATTATTTGTTGGAGTATATACACCTTGATTAGATGTAATACTTGACATTGTCTTTTTTTGTAATTCTATACCTTCAGCTCTCAACCTAAGAGCTGTTTCTCTAATCCAAAGTCCCATTGCATATGACATGACTAGGTCATCGTTATAGCCAGTCATAGCTTCTGCCCTATTTCCATTATATATAAAAACAAATAATTCATCTATCAATCTATTAGAACGAACCACTACAGATTTTTCTCTGAAGAATTCCTCTAGTTTCGATATAATCAGAGGTCTTGTTTTCTGTGTAATTGTAAATCCCGGGACTAATTGTTTTTCAGCTCGATTAATTTTATTATTAATATGTTTCTGAGTATCCACTATTTGTAAATCTTTACTCATGTAAAATAAATTTTCATAGTTTCTATCTATAATTTGTTGTATAGCTGCCCAACCAATATTGTTGTTTTCAACCACTAGTAGAGCATTATTATATTCTGTCGAAATATTAACAAGTAAGTTACCATAGTCTCTAGTTGACAATCTTCCTTTGTATTCAGCTACTTGTTCCAAATTTTCAATCTCTAGCACATGGAAAGCTGAGTAGTCGGTTGAATCACCACGACTGACATCAGCACATACTATGTAGTCCTTAGTGTAATTAGGTGGTTCCCATATCCATATATTACTATCTATACCTCGTTTCTCGATTGGTTCTCTTATCTGATTTGCTCGATATTCCTCAAGTATGATACCATCTACAACTGATTGACCTGATGTTATGAAATCACAATCACATTCTTGAGCTGCTAATGATGGCCCGAGTAGTTTATCTTGTTCTGCTCTCCAATCTTGGTCTCTTTCTGGATGTAAATCCCAAAATAATTTAATAAAATTAAAATCATTGAGTCCATCTTCAGAATCCATCCAAGTTCTATGAAACCAGTTACCAACACCGTTTGGTGTGGATAGAGCTATACATTGTCCACCAGTTGATAATGTCTGTGATGCTGCAGCCCAAATCGGTTCAATTTTATCTATGAAAGCTGCCTCGTCTAAAACAAGTAACGATAGAGCCTCAGAACGACCGCTATCCTCACCACTTGCAACTGCTTTTATCTGGGAACCATTCTTGTACCTTAGACTTAATTTATTATCCTCAACACATTTTTGTTTGAGCCAACTAGGAAGATTTGCATGCATGACCCTAACTTTAGTGACGAGATTCTTCGCAGTGTCTTGTTTTGTTGCAATGACAAGAATATTTTTGTCCTGATGAAATGTCATCATCCATAATGAATATCCAGCTGTTATTGTTGATATTCCCAACTGACGAGCCTTCAATATAATATTAAATCTATGTTGAACAAAATCCTCGATAGTTTTTTCTTGAAAGTCATATAGATGAAACGGAACTTTTCCTCTGATTGGATGTTGAATCACACAATATTTTTTCAAAAAATATATAGGGTCGGAAGCACACCTTATGTACTCTTGTTTGATTACATCTTTTAGTTGTCCCTTTTTGTTTCGTTGCATCTTAGAATATCACGTGCACCGTGCAACTTCCACTTATTTGACGAACACCTATCTCATAAAGTTCTTTGGTGTTCAAGACGGACGCATTTATACTTCCACCACCGGTCGCAGATATCACACCTTGTCCTGCTGTTTGGATAATAAATCCACTTGACCCTGCTCTTGAACCAGTAAAATGTGAAATTGTATTACTAGTCACGGTTTCTATTCGATTGAATTTCTTACCGTTTTTTTCGGCCGGTACACTTCGACTTGTTACATCAGCACTTTTATTTGACCTAATTGTTATTGCCATTTAGTTTCTCCCTTAAAATTTTTTATTACCCCAGGATTTAGTGAATACCCCGGTACTTTTCAAAAGTTCATAAAATGAAAAT